GCCCATCCATTCAGCGATTCTTTTAGTTGCGCGAGAATGGCCCTAAGCCGTGCAGCCTTGCTAGGTGCAGACAACTCATCAATCCCACGCAACTGATCAACAGCGTCCAAAATAAGATCGTTGTATGTGCGAGCGATGCGCTTTGCGACACCATTGCTAAATCGATTGAGGTCGATGGCATTGCGATACAACTCTGCAGGTGTACTCATTTTTCATAGATGCCAAGGGCTTCAGGTTCTTGGATGCAAACAACAGCGGCATCAGCGCCAAGCTTTAAAGCGTTATCCAAGATTGACGTAAATTCCGCCACTACATCTTTGTCGTAAATCGCAATACTGCTTTCGGTGACAGCGCAAACCTTGCCGTCCAGATACCACGTCAGTCTAATAACTGCAAAATACTGATTAGCAAGCCGGTCATGCGAATAAAAGAAGTCTCGACTTGATGGTTGTTCTGCCTTTGGTTTCCGCAAATCATCAAGCCACCCCATCGGTTACCTCCGGTTCTCCTTCAGGCATTGTGATTTCTTGCTCAGGAACTGGCTGCGGTGTTTCCATTAATCCGCCAGCCTGTGTGGCCTCAAGCTCGGCCTCAACATCAAAATCATCACCAAGCACTTCGCCCGCTTCAAGCTGCAGCAATAACGTTTCCTGTGTCACCGTTCCAGCGGTGTAAAGCTGTAACAACGCTTGGATCTCTTGTGGCTCAAGCCTTGCGCCCATAAAGTCACGATTGACCAGGCTGCTGCCAGCTTGTGACTCTTGCAAGTAATCAGCATGGAAGCGTAAACAGTTGTCGATCATGTCCTGCATCTGCTGTGCCACCACCATCATCGTGCTGTCGCCTTGGCTGCGGTCAATCCGCTTTGACTCGGCAGTTTCTGCGCTGAGCTTTGCACCCATCACAGCAGCAAAGCCAAGGTCATTGATCTGCGAAACGATCTGGTCAAGCCTGCGGAACTGTGCGTCGTAGCTGTTGCCACCGGGTTCGATATAGCTTGCCGATGCTCCTTCTGGAAGGCTTAGTGCTTCGCCTGGGCCTGCGCTGACTTCTTCTGCTGATGCAGGGAAACCAAATAACGCAAGCATCGGCACTGCACTGATGTGCAATTGATTCCCAAGATCTGACTGAACCTGATAATGCTGCAGATTTAACTCAGCAATGTCAGCCAGCGGTGGGAATGATTCCAAAACACCAACCCGGTTGGAGTAAGCAACGCTGAACGGAATCTCGCTCAAGCTTGTCGTGCCTTCATCAACAACACGGAAGTCACCTTTTTGATCTTTCTGGAAAATCTCAAATGCGTTAGGAGTTAGGACGCGCACCTGCTCAACTTGCTTCTCTCCATACAAACCATCTGGGACAAGCACCTTTTCAAACAATCGAAGCTGCGTCAGCTTCTGCTGCCCATCGGCCATTTCAGTGCGCCAACCAAGAATGTCCCTTGGGGAGTACGTGATCCAATAAGGGCGGCCATTGTCGCCAGACTTTGGCGCATCAACTAATACACCGACGTGCCCGTAGCGGATGCAAAGGCGCGACGTGTTGTAAAGCCACGTCTGCAAGTCATTCCCCTGCAGGTCAACGTCAAATAATTGTTCGCGGATTTGATCAGAAACATCGTCAAGCCTGACCGGCTTACGCGTCAACATGCCCGCCAACATGCGCTCCAGCCTGACGTAATAAGGCGCTAAAACAGAACGCTGCAGCCTGTTGTCATAAGACTCGTCTAATTCTCTTGGTTCTTGAGGTAAAAATTTGCGGTGGCCTTTTCTGATTTTGTATGTGCCGCCAAGTAAATGTTCAATCAATCCCCAATGCGGTTCTTGATTAACCCAAGCTGTACTAGGGTCGTTCACTTGAGTGACGTTGCCAACACGTTGGCGACCACCAGAAAAGCCTGAATACACAGTTAAATCCCGCCCGATGCCGTCAGTTTAGTAAAGCCTGATGCCAGTGCCTCGACCAGCGCGAGCATGAATCATGCTGAAATCGCGGTAGACAAGATAACCAAGAGCGTCATTCATGTGATCATACCCCGCATCTTTATCGGGGTCGCCTGCTTCTGTGTATGACTGAAGCTCTAAACATTCAATCGTTCGTTTGCAATTTGCGGCGACCTGTAACCTGACTTCGCCTTTTCCGTTTTCCAGCAAAGCTTGAACAGAAGCCACCCGATCGCGGACGGGAGGGTTGGCCTTTGGTGATTGATTACTAAAGCCGTACGACTCCAAGATCTGAATGTCTGTACGTGAGGCATTCGTGCTTCTGTTTCCGCCAGATGCGTCAGGGTAGACGTATACCTGGCGTCCATCAGCACGGCGTTGTATTTCTTGTGCCATTGCGTCGGTGTCATGTGCACCGCTGACCTCGTCAGTCAGGAGAAGGTTGTTCCCAAGACGAACACCGATGACTGCTGACATGTTCCCGATATTGAAGTCAACGCCGACGCGAAAGGGCTCGTTGCTGACGTCAGGAATATCGGTGACTACATGTTTGGCGCGATCAAAACGGTCATAAACCTGGCCGGTTGTCAGGTTCGTAAATTCTCCAAGCAAATACGCCTTTAACAGGCTTGGATCGTAGTTTGCTTCGAGACGTTCGATGAAGTCTTTTGGAAGGTGGGGATTATCCACCGATCGCATTTTAATCAGCTTTCGATCAGGGCGCTGTTGTGCTTCTTCTGTGCCAAACGTGTTCCACATCCAGCGGAAACCTTCAGGCGTTGATGCAGCCGCGAATTGTCGAACGTTGCCAGCACGCAAGCGGCCAAGGATTTTCGGGAATGCTTTCTGTGCGATTGATGGCGTGACTGTATCGATTTCGTCAGCAAGCACCCATGCAAGGTTCAAACCAATGATGCGTGACCAGTTTTCAAAACTGCGGCACAAGATCTTTGTGTCACCGCCTGGCAAGTGCAGAACGTATTCGGGCAACGGAGAAGCCCTGAACGTATAAGGGATTTCGTATGCCTCAAGAAACTCCTCAAAATCATTCATCCAAATATCACGAATCAATGGGCCTGTCGGCTCCATCACGCAACCCATGAAGCCTTGGTTCAACACCGCAAGGACGACAGCCTTTGCGGCTAACGACCTCGTCTTGCCCGCCCCATACCCAGCAGATAGGCCGATGATTTCTGTTGTTTGATCTTCTACAAAAGCAAGCTGGCCAGGGTGTAAATCATCTTTTATCTGTTGCACTAACTTTTGAACATCTAATTCTGAATTGTTTTCTCCAATTTTTTGCAGGACATGGCCCGACGGTATTGCTGACAATACACCCATTAATCGTATATCCGGGCAAGTTTTGCCGCTGTGTTAATGCAACCTAGTGCTGTCTGTAGGTTTGATTGTTCCATTGCTTTTTTTTGAATAACTGAAAGCTGGGACAAAAGTACAGCGGTAAAAGCTTGGCGATCAAGATTGTAATCCTCTTCCAATTCTTTACGCGCTTCTGCGATGTACTCATCTATGCGCCGTTTTGCAAGCCCCCACTCTTGAGCGCCATACTGCACTAAATCTTGACGTGTTGCTCCATTCGCAAGCATCCGCGTCACCCGTGCGAGACGGAATTGCTTTTCTACAGCGGTGCACCGAGGTCGAGCCATGTATTTACTGTAGTGAGGCGAATGAATCGAGCGCATACCAGACGTGACTATTGCGGTAGCCACCTTGGTGGGTTGGGACGATTGGCGTCACGCCGTGCATGTTTCTCCACGCTGGGTACACAAGCATCGAACCATCAATCTGGTCAAATGTTGCGCCGTAATCCGGGACATGCAAGTTTCCGCCAGTGCTGTTACGCCTTTTGGTAATGATGATGTTGATTGCTCCTTTGACGTTTGCATGGTCTTGGTGAATCGGGGCTGCGCCATTGCAGTTAGTGATAGTGCTGGTGAAATTTTTGGAAAACCGCCATTTTTCTGGAACCCGTGATTGCACTTTGCTGCTGTGCAATTTGGTTATTTCAGGTGCTAGCTCTTGTACCAACTTGAAAGCGACTAAACCTGCTTGGTGCATAGCTTTCACAAAAGTCACTGCCGTCTTGCTGGAGTGAACAGAAGAACGGGTGCCGTATGCCCGTCGCATATGCGGCTTTGGTGGGACGCTGCCAAGGATGGCTGAATACTGTGAAATAACTAAGTAACGCTTTTTGCCACCTGCTGAAGGAGGCAAGGGGCGCTTGCGGTCCATCATTGTTTTAGGCACACGGCTTGAGTTGACTTCATTGTCAGCAATGTTGACTAAGTTACGCAAATCACTCGGCAAGGTTTTCAAGAACAAACCAACCTTCGTTCCGTCAGGGTCAGCAAGTATGCAGGAATCTGTGATGTTTGGCTTAAATTCTGGACAAGTATCACCGATTTTTAGTTTTGGGGTTAATGGTTGAAGAGTGCAAATGGGAAGTTTCATATCCACTGCAATTTTCCATGTGTGATTGTTTTGAGCTTGATGTTTGGCACACCACCAGCTTTGGTGTACAACTTGCTTATGCTTGGGAAACGGTTGACAATTTGCTGCAACTGTTTTTCGTGGTCTTTCGCACGTTCTTGCTTGCCACCAAGTTCAGCCATGATTCCACCTTCTGCGAAATACTTTGTTTTCGGGGCGTAGCCATCAAGCCTTACGACACCTTTGTACAATTTATATGAACGAAGAGTCGTTTCAAAGTCTTCGCCAGATGATTGGCGTGTGCGGTCATCACCGCAAAGTGCAAGGTCGCCAGCATATGACCCATGGAAAATTCCACAGATATAGCGCAAGCCAACAGTGATAGTTGATTTCATGAACATCCCATTTGCGACAGGGTTTATACCCCAAAGCCTTGCGCCAGTGTTCTGGCAAACCTGAAAACCTTTAGAAACCAACCTGTCTAAACTTTGGGTATATTTTTCCAGTGCATTGTTGTTTTTGATGTATAGCCCTGCAATATCGTCATCAAGGTTCAAGATACGTGTTCCTGGCTTGTAATAATTTAGGTTGTACCAAATACGTGAATTGATTAGACCAGGCTGCGAAACAACAACTTTGATATTTAAGCCGATAGCCTGTAAAGCTGTTTCATACAAATGCTTTTCATTTGTATCTGCAACAAAGACTGTCACCCGGTTGAAGTCTGCATCACCCCTTTTCAGTGTTGTCAGTGTTTCGGTGATCAGCCGTGTGGGCCTTTTATAGCTTGGAACAGCAATCTGGTAATCAATCATCAAGCCAATGCTTCTATCAATTTAATGCCAACATATTCACCACGTTTACGAGCGGCATCAACCAAAGCCTTGGCCTCTTCATAATCTTCTGGGCGGAACTCAATTTGAATAGCTTTCATTACGCCATCAGAAAGCTCAGAAGTCGGGTCATCTTCCAAATCGTCTAGTGCTGACAAGTCAATGTCTTCACCAAAGGTTGGCAGGTCATCACCCCAGCCAAGCAAGGTCAAGTCAAAGCCTGCCTCCCCTAGTGCATTTAATTCTGATTGCAGCACGTCATCATCCCAAGTGCTGTTCAGTGCCAACTGGTTGTCAGCAATGACATAAGCCCGTCTCTGAGCCTCTGTGAGGTGGCCCAACTCAATAGTTGGCACGGTGGCAAGACCCATCAGTTCAGCAGCCATTAACCGACCATGGCCTGCGATTACGTTGCTATCTGCGTCAACAAGGATTGGATTAGTGAAACCAAACTCCTTAATAGATCTGACAAGCCGGTCAAGCTGTGGTTCTGAATGTTGGCGTGGGTTGTTTTCATATGGCTTCAGCTCTGCTGTTTGGCGTTGGATTATGTTTTCTGAAACGATTGCCACTGGCTAAAAAAACACTTGCGAAAATGATAACTGCTTGTGTCAACGTGCAGAATTTGCTTTCAACCAGTACTCAGTCAAACGGTTGATTTTCGGCTGAACAAGATGATGGCTGCTCACTATTGACCTGAACTCCCCGACCGTGACCATAAGGCTGCCATCTTCTAGGGAACGGATTTTGGCTACGGGCGTAAGCCTTTTTGAGTCGTCGTTCATAAGAAAGAAAAGCGTTCAGTTCGTTTTGATGTTGCTGTGCCCTGTGTTGTTTGTCCAATCAGTTTTCGTCGTTTTCTAAACGAACAGTAAAGGTGTAGCCACTTTCAGTAGCAATTTGCTTGAGGCTGGCAAGTCCGTCATTGTCGTATGCCCAGTCCTCCCAAATGTGCTCAGAACCTTTGTAGGCGTTGACGGTGTAGCGGGGTTCAACAGGTGCAAGCTTAAGCAGGTTTGAGGCTTCGAGCTGGTCTTGCATCTTTTCAAATCTTTCAAAAAGGTTGAGCATTGTGTGGTGGTTATCCATGGGTCAGATAGCTGGCAAAGAAGGGAGAGTGTTTTGATGGTCGATAGTCAGATCCCTGATGTAATCACAAAAGTGATTGTCAAGGTCTTCGTAAGTGTCGGCTTCTTCTGTTGTCATCAAGTCTTGCAAGGCGGCTCTTATTTGCAAAGCGCGGTCAAGGCGTTGTCGTGTATTTGTCACTTGCTTGCGGGCAAAGATTCGGCATATCCCCATAAGCAATTTTCTAATTTTTCGTAATCTGCCTGTGACAATGAGATTTTAATTTGTTGCCCATCAGTTGAAACAGAATCCTGCAAAGTGGCAAGAATTTGTTGGACTTGGTTCAAATTTTCTCGAGTTTGCATTTGTGAGAATTAAATTGTGAGGGGGCTGTTTGCCCCTGCACATATTATGGCATGCCAGAAAACAAAAGGCAACAGCTCAGTCCCAAGTGTTGTGGTACTGGGGCTTGCCGTCCCAGATGCGGAAATACTTGATGCTGTCAGAAATGCCTTCAACGCCATCCCAGTGCTGAATGCGCTTGCGGAATAAGTTGTTGTCTGGTGCCTGCCAAGAGCTGTCTGGGACTGCCTTGCCCTCACCTTGACCATCATCGCCAGTGACGGTGCGACCGATAGGGCGAAGCCAAACACTGGCTTTAGTCATACGGGCAACGACGTAGAACTCAACGATCGTCATGTCGTAGCCGAAGCTAGAACAAATGATCTGATCAAGTTCAAACTTGTTGGTTTGAAGGGCTGAATCGTTTGCTGTGACAGTCATGGGAGAAAAACGGTGCAGTTGCCTGCTGAATGAATCATGGCATGCCATAAACCAAACCGCAAGCTAATCAAACAACGGATGCAGGTTTAGCTTGATTTCATCGCCGACCCAAGTCATGGCACCAGATGGAATTTCTACCTCTGGAAACTGCGCTGTGTACCAACGATGGTTACAGCTAATGCAATGACGCCGACGAACAATTTCATAAGGGCCTTCAACAGTCCTTTTTGTAGTCACAACGTGCACGCGGAAAGATCCGCATTTGGGGCATTTCATCATGGTTTTTTGTTGATAGCAGATAAAGCGCAAATCACTGTGCAAACAATCGGCTCTAACTGATGCCGTGGGATGAAGTGATATTGACGGGTAATCGCATCAACAGCTTTATCAATAGCGTCTCTGCCGCGTGACAGGTGCACTGGCTTGTACGGCGGGATTGTTGCTTTGCGATCTTCAGTGGTCAAGATTCTTGCCCTAAGCAGTTCTTGGCGCGTTATGCCACGTTGAACAGCTTCAACGTTCAAGCTTTCTCGTTCTTCCTCAGTGAGTCGTATATCAACTCGTACTGGGAACTGTCGGTTGCAATCAGGCATCAGAAATCGTAAGTGTCAGTTGTGTTTGTTTTTTGTGCTGAGAACGGCGAACCGGAGCAATGCCGTATGTCCTGTTCCCAGCGCAAGTTGGAGACTGTCAGCATTGGGTTGCCAAGCTGAGCGACTTTCACCGCATGGAGGTTAGAGGCATCAACAACAAGCCAGCCATTAGCCCAGTTGCCCTTAATGCACCTTTCAACAGGCGTTCCTGGAGTAGGGGTGTTTAACCTCCCTCCACCAGAAACGTGTTCTAAAGGGGTTAAAGGGGTTAAACCTATGTTTTCGTGTACGCGCGTAGGGGATAAAGGCGTTTGGGGCATTAAACCCCCACTTTCAGTGGGGGCTATTGCAGGTGTGTACATGATTGAAGGTCTGCCACCTTCTAAAGATGGTGCAGCTTGCCCAGACTCAACAATCAAGCCTTTTTTTTGCAGCGAACGTAGACAGCGATTTATTTTGTTGCGGTCGACAGAAAGCACAGCAGACAGCTCTGATGACGTGACCGGGAACTGACCAACCATCCAACGCTCCAGGATGTGGTCGTAAGCGTCAGCCTGTCGCCCCTGCAAGCCGTCAGAAACCTCCTGCATGCTTTCAGCGTGCAACACGCTTTCACCATCACCATGGTGAACCCAGCCATCATCCTTCAGTTCAATCAATAAAGTCGTCCCCTTTGCGCGGCCTTGGGTTTTCAGTACAACCCGCTGATCATTTTGTGTTTGCCCTTCAAGAGGTTGCTTGAACCAATTCATAAGGATCGTCAAACTTGCTGCAGCAGGAAGGGCATTGCTGCCTCTGCTTGCGTTTGTTGCATTGCCCCCAGAAACTGATTTGTTGGTGTGATGGATCATTGCAAGCGTCGTTTTGTGCGGTGCCAATGCTTGTGCAAGTTTCCGTGCAGGGCCATCAAAACTTGAGGCAGCTTCTTCCAAGCCAAGGGGTGAGCAACAGGCGTGGTAACTATCGAGCAAAAACAAAGAACCAGGGTTGGCGGATGCGATGGCTTCAAGGTGTACAACGCCTTCATCTGTCAAATGAAGTGGTGATGCTGTATGCCAAAGCATTTCAACAGGGCCGCCAAGGTTTCCGTCAGCAGTGACCAACCCTTCCCGTTTAAACAAATTGTGCCAATCGTTTTCAGGCTGGTCAGTGCCAACAATGAAAACTTTGGGGCAAGGTCCATGCAATTTTTGGCCTAAATACTTTTTTTCGCCATGCCACCAAGCACTAATCATTCCGACCATCAATGCGCTTTTTCCAACTTTTGGTGGAGCAACAAGAAGGTTGAAAGTACCTGACATCAATACACCTTCCCAAGCCCATGGCGTAGGAGTTGTATCCATCTTTTGACCGCGCAGCCTGGGGCTGCATACACCGTTGACCTTGCCTTCAGCTTTGATTAAAAGAGTGTTGGCTGTCTTTTCGTTTATTGGGCATTGAATTTCTTCTGCAAAAAGTCGCAGTAGTTGGCTGCGGCGCAAAGGGTCAGTTTCTTCATTTAGAACTACGCCAGCATGCTGGTCTATTTGGTCTAGTAGTGCTCTGTGGTCGTTGAGAGTTTCCTGGGGAAAGGTGTTCCTTGAGTCGCTTGGTGTATCCGCCATCTTTGGCACGGCTAGGGGAGTAAAAAATTTTGTCTGAATAAACGTTCAGATCGTTGAGCTGCTTAAACGCGGCAAGTTCTGCACTGCTTTTTTCAGGATGCTCATCATCCCAAATCGCAAGGGCTGCATTAGACCTTTGACGTTGCATCTTTGTGTAAAAACAGTCTGCGGCGAGCTGTTCATCAAAAAATGTTGGAAGGCTGTAAGGCACCCATTGCAAAAGGCCATAAGCAGCCATTTCCTTTTCCAAATCAGTCACGCGCCAAAGCCTCTGGTTTTTGGGCGATAGCGTCTTGCAAAAGTTGATTCACCCAAGATGTACGTGATTGACCGATTGGCATCTTGCGATGACATTCGCGCAAAACCCGTGGGTCAACTAAAACTCGGTACTCACCATTCAGGTCAATCTTTTCGGCAGCATATGCCTCGTTTGGGTCTAATGTGGGCATGGATTGGGCTTGCATCAGGCCCAAGGATGCACCATGTTGGGCAATCAAGCAAGAAACTCTATGCAACCAATTGAATCACTGACCTTTTATGAACAATGGCACAAGTACAGACTTGAAGACGAATGGTTGCAGAGGTCTGTTACCCAAGTCCTTGGCTCAAGCCTCAGCGACGATGCCAAAGCAAACATCATGCGTTACAAAGATGGTCCAGACGGATGGGCAGCAAGAGGCCAAGCACTGCACGATGTAGTTGAAAAATTTTTGCAAGGCCAAGAACTTGTTTTCCCTGAAAGGTGGACAGACTGGGTTGACCCGCTTCTTGAGTGCGATCTTTTTGATCAATGCGAAGTTATTGCAACTGAATACAGGCTTTGCGATCAACGTAAATCACTGGGTGGATCATTTGATTTTTTGATTAGACATAAAAACGGTGAGATTGTTTTAGGTGATGTAAAAACAGTTTCCAGCCAATCAGCAGCTCGAAGAAGAAAACCTGCTGTTGAGCAGCTAGGGGCATATGCGGCAATGTTGTGTGACCACCACCCAGCACTTCCAATTGACAAATGCGTGACAGTTGTTTCTGCTCCGAACGAATGCAAAGTAATTGAACAAGGCGTAAACCAATGTTTAGAGTCTTGGGTTGACAGTTGGGACAAATATCAATTTATGTTGGAACAATGGTGATTACAGGCCAAGACTGGGAAGGTTTGCTTTCGCCGAACGTAGGCGG